GAGATCTGGCAAGAACTCGCAGAGCAGGAGCCTTCTGTTGAACGCATGGTGCGTTTGCATATTCAAAAGATTAGCAAGGGATTGGATAATGACCAATTAGCAAAGCTGAAAACCTTTAGTGAGTTAGAACGGTTGATTGATTTCGAGGGTTGGATTAGAGACTTAGATGACGCGATGCGCCCGCGATGGAAGCGTGCCTATTGGACAGGGTTAGAATTCGCCGCACGTAAGTTAAACATTACGATAGAACGCGGACAGAGGAAGCAGAAACAAGAGCCCGCGATTGTTCCTATCGAGCCGACGTTTGATTTCAATACGGCGAATGCGGCAGCGGTGAACTGGGCAGAAACACGCGGCGGGCAGTTTGTCTATGAGATCAGCGAGTCGACAAAGAAAGCTTTGCGCGTGTCATTATCAAATGCGCTCAAGAACGGTCTGGCTTCTGAGAAGCTAGCCCAGGACATCTTACGTCTAGAGATTGGATTAACAGAACAACAACAAGAAGCCGTAGCACACTACGGCGAGAAATTGAAAGAGTTAGATCCTGAGATTTCCGATGCGAATCTCGTGGGTGCCGTAGATGACTTCAGACAGGCCAAGATTCAATTACGTGCCAATACGATAGCACGGACTGAGTTGGCTATAGCGACGGCGAATGGTAGAGAAGAATTGTGGCGAGAGGCTATCAAACAAGAGGTATTAGATGTCACAGAGTTACGCAAATCTTGGTTAGCGGCAAGCTATGATGTATGCCCTATCTGTACAGGGCTTGCAAACCAAGAGTCTATTCCATTCGATTCATACTGGACTGAAGGGTTTCGTTCTTATCAACGGGAACCCGCGCATCCGAATTGTCGGTGTACTGTAGTGCTTGATGTAGTGGAGGGATAAGAACGATGGGATGGTTAGGTATCGGCGCGAAGCTTTTACCGTATATTGTTGAGGCTGTGGTTTGGGTAGAAAAGTTTATCAAGGCGAAAGGGCAACCGAAGCAGGATGCGGCTGTTCATATGGTGCAATCTATCTTAGGACTAGCGGAACAAGGCGCAGATAAGAACCTGCTTTCTAACCGCGCCGTAGAAGAGGCGACGCGATCTGTCATTGATGCCGTTGTGAAATTAAACAACGTTATTGCATCGAAGGGCGGGAATGAGTAGACCGATAGCACCATATGAACTCAGTCCATCAAATGCTGAGACGGTCATACGAGACGGCAAGGTTATCTTATCCACGCCGAGGAAGAAAGTTGCGATCACAGGCGCAGGGAAATCATTACGCCGTTTACCGTGGTTAGATAGGGACTATGAAATCTGGGGCTTAAACAATTTTTGGAATGCTATGCGAGATCCGCAGGGTCGCTTACGCGCGGATCGATGGTTTGAATTGCACCCGCCTACAGAGGATATACAGGATGAATTCGATATGCAGTGGTTGCGCGAATGTCCTGTGCCTATCTATACGACAGAACCCTTTGATAAGAACCCAAACGCGGTAGTCTTTCCTTTGCAGGAATTATCTATTAAGTATCGCGATTACTTCTCGTGTACGTTTGCCTATCAAATAGCCCTGGCCATAGACGAAGGGTTTGAAGAAATAGCGGTGCATGGATTAGAGCTTGTCCACGGGACACAACGAGAAGCGACGGTAGAACGTGCTTGTGTGGATTGGTGGCTCGGGTATGCCGAAGGTCTCGGAATTACGATAGACATTCCTACGGGCGATCACGTGCTGAAACACTGGGCGCGCTATGGGTTTGATTATTGGCAAGAGGCTAACATTGTTCGGCAATATGTTGGTTCCTTCGTGGATAGGAAGGTTGCGGAATAAAGATAGACAAGGTGAATGATTGCGTGTCATGGTAGCCACTGGGTTGGTGCTAGTGGCCGGGGCATTGGTTCACTTCCTCCGGGCTGATGTCCCGGTCTACTACGCGGGAGATTGAAGTATGAAAAGACCCGAGCAAGAGATTAGTAATCTTACGGAATGGCGCAAGGATGCCGAGGCGGGTACGGCGTCAGATCAAACAATCCTACGTAAGCAATTCTTAGGCGAGGTTGAAATAGCAGAGGGACGACTTGTTAAGTTTGTTATTACGACAGGAGACGCAGATAGGGAGAACGACGTTATTAGCTCACAAGGGTGGGACGTTTCTAACTATCTTAAGAACCCTGTAGTTCTCTTCGCCCATGATTATGATTCGCTTCCCGTGGCACGCGCGATTAGTCTTGAACAAGAAGGCGATACGTTGATCGCTGTTGCGGAATTCGCAAGTGCCGAATTGAATCCTATGGCAGAGCGTGTCTATCAAATGCTCAAACAGGGGTTCTTACGCGGGGCGTCTGTAGGATTTCGCCCTGTAACGTTTGCATACAACGAAGGGCGTGGAGGCGTCGATTTCGCGAAGCAGGAACTCTTGGAATTTTCTATTGTCCCGATTCCCGCGAATGCGTCGGCGTTGATGGCGGCAGGCTTAAAGGAACATGATGCGTCCATCTTAGTTACATGGGCGAAGGATTTACTAAGAGCCTATGACCCGGAAGCCTTAGAAACAAAGGCACCGATTAGTGATCAGTTAGATGATTTCCTAGATGTTATCCGTAAGATGATGAATGACATCAAGGTCTCGGTAAGAGAGACGATTAGAAACGTTGACGAATTTCAAAACACGTTCCAATATACTACGCCGCGTAGCATTGGCGATGATGAACGTATTGCGAAAAAGGATAAGGGTATTGCACCTAAGAACGTCTCAGAAGAAACTGCGCCGATGGATGCGCCGTGGAGAAAGCCATCGCTCGGTGACTATGTGGACCAACCGTGGGATGACTTAGATAGTGGAGAACGGAAACGAATAGCGGGCCACTATGCGTGGGCAACGAGTGCAGAGCCAGAGGCGTTCGGAGAAATGAAACTCCCGCATCATAGGCCAGAGGATGGCTACGTTGTATGGCGTGGCGTTGTGGCAGCGTCGGGGCGATTAGATCAAACTGATTTCCCATCTGCTGACATGGAAGCGGTCAAGAACCATCTAGCAAAGCATTTCCGCGAGTTTGATAGAGAGCCACCGTGGGAACGTGATTCGGCTTCATGGTCGGCGTTTGTTAAGGCGAGAAAGAGACGCGAACAAAAGTCTAACACGCCGATCAAAGACATAGAGCTTGCGGCTTTGTTGCATGATTATGGATTTGAAGATGAGGCAGTCGGCCTAGTTATGGGAGACGCGACGAGCGATGTGCAATCACATTCGTGGGCTGATGCCTATCAAGCACAAATGCTTAGCGCCTTACAACGTATTGAGGGACGTTTGAAAGAAACAAGTGTGCAGGCTTTACAGGAGGTGCAACCAAGAACCGAGGGATTAGATAAAACGGAGTTAGACGCGCATGATTTCGTATTAGAACTCGATGATCACTCGGATGACTTGGTAGAGATAGACTCTGCGGATCTGGTGGGGGCGATGCGTTCCGCATTGCGCGATTCTGTAGGCACCGTCGTGGGGGCGGAAATGAAATCCGCTATCAATGCCCTACGCGGACGACTCGATTGATAGTGGGAGAATGATAATGAGCAGAGGTATGACGAAGGATGAACTCGCAGATTTCGTTAAGAACGTATCATTGCCGTTGATCAAAGATCAGCTTGGCAGCGATCTATCTAACATCGTGAGAGAAAACGTTGAGAAGATGGCAGCGGATCAAAGTGGTCCGTGGGCGTCGAAGTGGGCGCATCGTCTATCTAATGATAAGCCTGTAACTGAACGTCCCAAGGGCGAAGCCTTTGGACGTGTTGTCCGCGCGATGGCAGCGGCGAAAATGAATAAGCTTGGCGGTGAGGGCACCGTTGAGATTCTTAGAGGATGGGGCGACAATGATCTTGCTGACGCGCTATCATCGGCGAGGTCTAAGGCACTGGCAGCAGGTGACGCGACGGCAGGCGGGTTCCTTGTTCCTACGCAGTTTTCTAACGAAGTAATTGAACTGTTGCGGGCGCAGAGCGTAGTAAGAAGGCTCGGCGCGAGAACCGTGCAGATGCCAACGGGGACGTTGAAGTATCCGAAAATTGCCACGGGCGCAAGTGCGGCCTATGTTGGTGAGAACGTGAACATTTCTAAGTCCGAAGAAACTTTCGGGCAGGTAACATTGACCTTTAAGAAGTTGGCAGTTATGACGCCAATTTCTAATGATCTCTTACGTTATAGCTCGCCGTCTGCTGATGCGATGGTCAGAGATGATCTCGTCTCTTCTATGGCAACGAAAGAGGATTCCTCGTTCATTCGCGGTAATGGGACAGACGCCACGCCAAAGGGTCTATTGAATTGGTGCGTAGCTGATCAAAAGATTGCCGCGAATGGCACTGTCAATCTGGCGAATATCACGGATGATCTCGGGCAATTGGTAGTCAAACTCAAAGAGGCGAATATTCCTATGATTTCGCCAGGATGGATTATGGCACCACGGACCGAACAGAAACTTGCCACTATCCAGAATGCGAATGGCGTGTTTGCATTTAGAGACGAAGTTATTCAGGGAACGCTGTGGGGTTGGCCTGTTGGCGTAACGACCAATGTTCCTATCACGCTAGATACTACGGGCGCAGGGAATGATAACGAATCAGAAGTCTACCTCGTAGACTTTGCCCAGGTTCTTATTGGTGAGTCGCAGAACCTATTAGTAGACTCTTCGCAGGAAGCGGCCTATCACGACGGGTCTAATGTGCAGGCGGCTTTCAGCTTGGATCAAACTGTGGTTCGTGCGATTGCTGAGCATGATCTTGGCATGCGGCATGACAAGGCTGTCTCGATTCTTACCGGGGTAACGTGGACACCCTAAGTGAGATAGATAAGGGCTATTACTTTTCTTAGCGAGGTAGGGATATGATTACGAGAGATGTGGCACAGATTCGACCGATTGCCGCTGTTGACGTGGAGACCTATGATGCGTCTTGCGGCAGCAACGATGGAACGACTGGCAATGAAGTAAAGGGGCGTATTATTGATAGGCTCGGACTCGGACGTTCTTATACGTCCGCGTTACTCCATGCTCATGGATGGGGAGACATTGGTACAAGTACGGCAAGCGGCACAAAGTTTATGACCGTCGGCGCGAGGTTGCTACATAGCAGCACGACGTGTTCTGATGACTTTGATGAACTCTCGACAGGCAATAGACCTTCTAACGAAGCGCTATTTCTTACTGGGAATACCACGTCAACGCTTGCCTCGGGTTTCATGGCTACGTCTACGAGTGTAGGAACCTTTGGCGTCTTTACCGCTACGGCCACAGGGTCGGCGGCGGGCGATTCGTTTGGCTTCTACGATCTAACTGGGGCGCAGCGATTCATACAGGCAGCATTGTTATGGAATACGAATGCTTCTAGCTCTGGTGGCAGTGTCCTAGAAGCAGGCGTAGACCTTGGGTTTGGTGCGGTGGATGAAGTGCCACATCAAACGACGAGCACGGCAGCAGTCTATGTGACGACGTGTAATGACGCATAAGCATTGGCATGGCTCTTATAACAGTCGAGGTAATAGGCAAACCGCTTATCTTACAGGGACGTGTTACGTTTCAAGTAGGCGAACGGTTTGGTTTAGACTCACACTGTAAAGAGTTCAAGGATATGATAGAGCGGGGATGGGTTCGTATCTGCCCATCTCCGCCTTCTATAACTGCGCTTACCAACCCAGTAGGCGATAAGCAGATCACAAGAAAGAAAACGCGGAGGAAGGGATTGCATGTCTAGCCATCTAACAGCGAAAGAAGCCGAACCCGGATCTGGGGTACAGTTTGATCATGCTGCGGAGAAGGATTATCAAATAGAAATTGTCGATAAGATAGAGGGCCGACTCAAGTGTACGCCGAAGCG